TCTAAATTAACATAGAGGTTTGAATATATCCACTACAAGCCCTCCCTCTCGTTTGTACAGCTTTTGAGTATAAGCCATACCAGGTTTAACCTCAACAGCAAAAGCATCAAAATACAAATTCGGATTATCAGGTGTTATTGATCTAAGTCCACTTTCTACTTGTTTTTCGAAAGCCTCTTCATGATATACACTTTTAATTTCTTTCCCGGCTAACGAGTGTTTTTGAGGATATTTAAATGTATTAGTTTTTAATTTTTTGTATGGCAGCTTAGGATCAGATAAAGATATTTTTATGGGTCCAGCTTTTGAATCTTGGAATTTAGCAGTTTTTTTCATTAGATCTGCCATTATTGATTTACCTTTTTTGTTGATACCTTTACCACTCGCATAACCATAAAATCTTTCATTACCTGCTTTGTAACCTTGTCTAAAATGTAATTTATCAAATGGCATGACTGCAACAAAATCAACTTTCTCTTTAGCCGCTTTGTTTAATAAATACTTTAACACATAGTCTCCATATGCATCTGAATCTAATAAAGGATAATAATCTTGGGCTTTACTTCTTGTCCCTCCAAGTTTAGCAATTTCTTTATTTATAGTTTGTAATGCAGCTACATCAGCATTTGTCAAATTATTTACGTTTTGTAATAATTTATTTCTTTGATCTATAAGTAACATAGTTTCAGTTTGTCTTTGAAAGGGATTATACCTTACGTTGGGACCAAAGGCCTCTTTAGCTGTTAAAGACTTTGCAATACTTTGATTTGCATCTGATTGAATTTCATGTATTACAAAAGCTTTCTTACCGTTAGGCGTTGATCTAACATCATATCTTACATGAAATAAATTATTTTTTAATTCAGTAAAGTGTCCCATAGTTTTCATCGGACTTGTATTTGTTGCAATGGGTTCATCCAAAACAAAAACAGTTTCTTTATAATTTTGACCACCTTGGAATGTATAGCTTTCCTCAGCACGATACCGTGTAGGTTTGACACCGGATCTCGCACCAGTGGCTTTAGCATAAACTTCATCTATAGAACCTTTCATGGCATTCAATTGTCTACGTGCTTCTGTCCCTACATTCGCTTGCAGTATGCCTCTAAGTTCTCCAGAAAAAGCTCTGTAACCCTCTTTAACATCATTTAGCATTCCTTTTTCTATACCTCTTTCAATAGTCTTAACATGTAAATTTAATGTATCAAATCTTTCTGCCATGGCAGGAAATTGTCTTTTTACTGTGTTTGCTATTCCTTGTGCTTGTACTAAAGCAGGTCTGTACGCAAAATTCGCCATCGCATCATCTGAATACGTTACAGCTTTCAATCTATTAGCTGGGTTACCTCTTAAAAAATTACCAATATCTTGTGCAGATAATTTTAAATTATATTTTTTAGCTGCAGCAAGTAATCCACCAGCAAGTTCACCACCTTCATCAAATACAGCAACATTTGAATCAAATAATTCTTCTTTGTTTATGTTTGCAGTTTTACCTGCGTATCTACCTCTATCGTAAGTAAAAGATTTTGTACCTCTCTCAATTCTACTTGTGGGTTGTCCAAATATTTTAAAGTTTACTTTACGTGAAGATGTTAAATGGTCTACCCATTCATCAGCAGAATATTTACCGGGTCCTTTTCTCATAGCCCAATCATAAGTTGATGAACCAAACAAAGGCTGTACCTTTTCACCCATTTGTAAATCACCAGTTTGTAATCTAGGATTTACAGGCACTAAGTCTTTTTTAACAATTTCTGTTGCAGGCAGTTTTCTTGTTTCTGGTGTGTAAGTTATTAGCTTTTGTTGCTGACCGGTGGCCTGTGCAGGCTTAGCCTTTTTTGTGATTAGTTTACCTAAGCCCTGTAAGATACCTTTGAGGGACATTAACCCTCCTAAAATAATTTAGTAGGTTTATTTCTACCTAGTTTAACTTTAACGGTTACTGAACTACCAGTAGACATTTGTGGAACTGCTAATTTAGGTGTTGGTATTACTGGTTGTCCTCCTAATCTTCCAGGAACATTTGGAATACCTACGCCTGGTCTTGGTGCTGGTCTTGGTGGTTTCGTACCTCTACCACTAAAATTGCCTGGACCTATTGGGTCTCGTGATTCTTTTTTTCTTTTTTTTCTTTTTTCTTCCATTCTTTCTAAAGCTTCTCTTGTAGCTTTTTTTCTGTCTTTAGCTTTTATTTTTTTATATACATTTTCTGCTGATGCTAAATCTCCTGTGTCATAACCCATAGCCATCATAGGTCGTTGCATCATGCCACCGCCCATTTTTTTGTTAACTTTGACATATGGAAACTTTCCCACACTTTTAAAATTGAATTTTGTATTTTTTATTAATGGAATTGGTAAACCTTTTTTCTTTGCAAGTTTACCCACGCTTGCCATCATAGGTCGTTGCATCATGCCACCGCCCATTTTGCCTTGAGCTTTTAATCTTTTAGTAGCTTCTGTTAATCCGCCACCCATCATCATTTTGCCTTTTTTAAAACCACCTATTTCTTTTACAAAACCTGTTGCTTGATTTTTAAAATTTCTCATTTTTCCTAAAACTTTTTTAGCTTTTTCTCTTCCTTTTTGAACTTGCATTTGTGATAGAGATTTATTTGCTTTATCTCTATCTGTTTTTCTATCTTTGGCTCTTTGTTCCATAAGTTTTTTCTTACCTTCTCTTCCTGCCAAAATTCCAACATTAGCCATCATAGGTTTCTTCATCATACCACCACCCATTTTGTTTCGAGGTCTGTTTTTTATAAGCTCTTTGATTTTTTGTATACCTATATCATCTCTTATCTTAGCTTTTGGCATTGTTCGTGGTATCTTTTTTACAATATCTGCAGCTAGTTCTAAGTCTTTTTGAGTAAGTCTGTCCTTATTTTTCATAGATTGAGCTAATGAATAAACTAGTGTTTTATCTCCTATAGTCATTTTACCCTGGATTGCTTTTCTAGCTTTATTAATCATGGCATCTCTATCCACTTTTTTTTGTATTCTTTGTTCTCTCTTTTCATCTATTATATTTGCAGCTTTTTTAACGCCACTTATTCCTGCGAGTAATCCTGATGATGCCATAATAGGCTTCTTCATCATACCACCACCCATTTTTCTCTTAGGTCTTTTTGTGGGTGCTCTTTTACCAGTTCTTTTCTCGTATAATTTTTCTAAACCAGCTTTAGCTAATAATGCTGCTCCTGCAACACCGGCTGCGATCTTACCTATTCTTGTGGCTTTTGCTGCTTTAGTTCCAAATCTTATACCCTTTTCAAGCATTTTTTTTGTTTTAGGATTTTTATTTATCTTATCAAGTCTAGCACTTGCACGTAATTCTCTCAATCTATTATCAACAGCTGCTGGTAAACTTTTGTCACCTCTTGTTTTACTAACTATTTTTGCAAATTTTGGGTCTTTCATCATTTTGTTATAGTATGCATCTTCACTTTTGAAACCTAAAGCTTTAACACCGAAAGGTGCATCAGGGTTTGCGGGACTAAATTTTGGACTTTTCATCCTTTTCATTTTTCCCTCTTCACTTATTTTTTTTAATCCTTTTAAATATTTTTTGTAACCAGTTGCTTGACCCATGCCTTTTACTTTACCACTTCCAAGTCCTGCAAGTTGCATTCTTCTTTTCATAAAGTCACCTCTTTTAGCTTTCATCATTTTACCTGGTTTCATTTTCTCGTCTTGTAAACCTTTACCTCTGCCTTTTGCTTTTTCAGCTCTAAGAACAGCAAAATCTTTTGCATCAATTTTATTAAATGGTGGAGCTTTTTTAGCAATTTTTGATTGACCACCTTTTAACATACCTTTGTATTTTGGTTTCATCGTTTCCTGTAATTGATAATCATAAGAGCCAGGTTTTGGCTTTTTCATTTTACTACCTAAAGCTTTTTTAAATCTTTTTATTGATTTTTTTTCTTTATCTATCATCTTACCTGATGATGCCTGAGTTTTTTGCTCCATAACTTTTTGTCTTTGTTTAAATTTTTTGTAATCTTCTAATAATTTTTCTTTACTTTTTTGTTTTTCAAATTTAGATCTACCTTCTAAATATTTTTTAAAACTCATGTTAGCCATAATACTTATGTTCCTTTTCTATCTTAAAGTTTGGTGCATCTAATTCATCAGTATAAGTGCTTATAAATCCACCTTGTCTGAATCTTATCACAGCTTGGGTCATTGAATCAACATAGTCATCGTATTGTCCATTAGGAAAGGCAGCACATTCTTCGATCACCTCTTGGGCAAATTTTTCATGTAAAGGGGCATAAACCATAGCTGATTCAAACACTGGAGCCACGGAGTTTATTCTAGTGTGTTTATCTCTACCTTTAGCTGGAACATAATCTACTACAGGAATACCAGCTCTTCTTAACTCATGTATTAAAGGTTGACCAGATGCTTTAGCTTCAATAATAACGGTTTCAGGTTGCCAGTATTGATATTGTTCTAATGCTAAATTTTTTAAATCAGGAAAATCATATCTGCCTTTCATAGCATCTAATAAAATAATACAATCCTCATAACCCTCTGCTGGTTGAAATATTCCCCATGTTGTAATCGCAGAATAATCTGCGGTTTCTTTTTTAGAGAACGCAGTATCATAACTTTGTATAACATGTTTTAGTGCAGGAATTTTTTCATACTCCCAATCTTGCCACCAATCTCTTTTAATAATCGCACCTTCTTCTGATGTTGGATCTTGCATATATTGTGCATTCCAATTTTTTGTTGAGACAGATGCTTTGACAGATTCTAATTCATCTAATTTCCAATATTCTGGCCAGACAGGATTCCCACTTTCAAGTATGGCGGGGAATGATATTGTTCGCCACTTATCAGACTTAGGCTCAGCTTGTGATTTGATGAGCCTCCCTGTTAAATCATCGGTAGCCCATCTTGTCATGACAACAACAATAGAACCACCTGGTTGAAGTCTTTGTCTGGGTCCTGAACTATACCAATCAAATGCACGATCCATTGCTGAATCAGACATAGAATCTTGTTCTGTATGTGGGTCATCGATAATAAGAAGATCCGCCCCTCGTCCTGTAATAGAACCGCCTACCCCCGCTGCAAAGTATTCTCCACCATGATTGGTCTCCCAACGTCCCTTAGCCTTACTATCTTCACGAAGTTTAACATCTCCGAAAATACTTTTGTAGTCTTCAGTCTCCATTAAGTTTCTGACTTTGCTACCGAACCTTGTTGCAAGTTCAGCGTTGTGTGAAACCTGCATAAGTTTCATTTTAGGATTACGACCTATCATCCAAGCTGGAAATAAATAAGATGCAAACTCAGACTTAGTATGTCTTGGTGGCATATTTACAATCAAACGATTGTGCTTTCCAGTTGCTATAGATTCAAATTCTTTTGCAATAATTTGATGATGTCCAAACTTTGTAGGATCTGTGGTATCTCTACAAATAAAATCTGGCCACATGGCACGAACAAAGATCAAAAAGTTGTCCTGACATAATTTTATAAATTCGATTTGTTTTTTTAAAATTAACGCCCGTAGTTCGTCATCTGTAAAATTATCTAGACTTGCCATAAAATTCTAATTATTTGGGTCCCCTTTTATACCATATAGTTTGGCACATAACTACATCTATTCAAGTTGCTTACTAAAGCTTTACGCCCAGCGCAGCTGGGCGTACCAACGTAGTTGAACAGTTAATTTTTAAAGTTGCAGGTCGTTGATTTTTATGAGCCTTCTGGATACACCTATGGCGGTGTTACCCGCCATCGGTGCGTTGTTAATCTAATTACTTAACTTTGATATTAAGTAATTAAATTTATTTACAATCTTATTTTTAAAGTCATCTATTAAAGGGTTACCTTGGTTTTCTATTATTAACTTTTCAACCTCACCCTCCAACATTTTATACATAACCTCGTAATTTAATTTACTGATTGCATCAGGATTTAAATTAGTATTTTTAGTTATGTTAGTCTTAGCGGATTGCTCCGCTAAGACTTTGCTTATGTTCATAGGAACATTAGGCATTAGTATCACCTAATGCTTTGTACTCATTATATTCAATTTCACTTGTGAACTTATTGAATAAATCAGTATGCTTGATTTTGAAATTAGCAGTATCAAACTTTTTTCTTTTACGATTGATACGCTGAATTCCAAAGATGTTATCTTGCTTATCTTTAGCAAAGATAACATTTACTTTTTTATCTTCAAATAGATTAACAACACCTTGTTTCATAGTGTCCAATTCTTTGGCTAATCTATTTTGTTTTAACTTAAGGTTAGCATAAGCAACAACAAGTTTCTCTTCGTCTTGCTTTAGCCTTACCTTTTTCGCTGTACTCATAGTTACACCTCATTGTTTGTTGAACTATGCTACTGTCTTATCATATCCCACATTAATATCAATAGCTTTGTGTTCATTTTAGGTTTGTTCATTTTGAGTTTTCCACAAACAAATAAAGAACTTTTTCAGAACCCTCCAGGAACTTGTGGCTAACGGTGCAGCCTTTGTTGTGTATAAAACAAACGAGCCGAGCCGTCGCCAACGAGCGACGGCAAACGGCAAAGTATTACCAACTACAAGTGTAGATAGGAACTTTTTTATTTTTAATTTGTTCTTTACACCACTTAATGAACTTCTTGTCCTGGGCTTTGTATTCTTTTACTGATTCTTCTTGGAACTGTTGACCCCAAAAAAATCCGTCCGAGCAGAAAGAATTATGATAGTTATTTTTTATTTCCTCCTCTAACTCCCTAACTACTTCTTCCGTAATATAGACTTCATCACCCGCATTAAATCCGAGATGACCTAAATCCATCGGGTGCGAACTCAAGCGTTTATTTCTTTTCTTTTGTTCAGCTTCATTTTGTTCACCCCACTTACGAGCAAAGAACGTTTGAAGTCTTGCATGTTTTCGCCAAACGAAAACGTGCTCAGCTTCCTCTTTGCTTTCTTTTTCATCATCGGAATAATATTTCTTCCAATTTATCTCTTTACCACGAAGGTGAGCGTATTGATCTAATCCCATATTTTTCTCCTTTGTTATCTTTAACCCTAGTCTTATCATATCCCATATATAAGTCAATAAAAAAATATGGCAAACATAGTTGCATTTCCACACGATTTTCTCTGGAGACCCCGTTAATTGTCTAGTTTAGAATCATTCTAAGTTGTAATAAGAACGACACGATACGGGAACCAGTAAGAGCTGGTGGCGGTGGTGGAAGTTGTGGTGAAAGTTGCCCGGCAGAGCTTGTGTCTAGTTTAGAATCATTCTAAGTTGTAATTAAGAACGACACGAGACGGGATTAGAAGAAGGAGAAACCTGCTTGCAGGGCCCACCAACATGCTAGTAGTATAATTATCAGGCCTCCCGAAAACGAGGGAACTAGAAACAGAACAATTAGGATAAACATGATTAAAGTCATGCCACCTTCTTACCAACCTGGATATCAACACCTTGTTTTTTCCAAGGTGTTGCCATCATTTGTAGTTCACACTTAAGTGTTTCGAGCTGTTGTCTAGTTACGTTGTTAACGGTAACCGGTATCTTTGCATTTTTAATTCTCTTTTGTCTGTGACTTTGTCTTTTTGAAAATGGCATTTTATTTCCTTTCTTTGTGTAGTTGCTCTAGACTTTCTTTGTGTAGTTGCTCTAGATGTGCCCGTAAGCCAAGGTTGTCCTGGAATGGCTCTGTGCAATGGTCCCCGGCCCAATAACCTTCGACCTCGTCCGTCTTGACGTTGACCCAAATCGTAGGTCCGCCTCCAGCAACTAGTAACCTAGCTCCTTTGTAACTGTGGTCTCTGGAGGTGATCCATTCTATATCGTAGACTCTTTCCATCCACTTATGGGTATCGTTCAAACGCTCTTTGTCCGGGTCGGTAATTCCGTCCGCAGTTTCTCTGCACATCTTGCGTAGCTGTTGTTCGCAGATATCTCTTTTTCTAATTGGTATCATGTTTCTCCTTTTGTTTACCTTTCCTTTTTAAGAAGGTAGTAGGACTTATAGAGCGACCATGCCTACCACGATCAGCTAGTCTGTTTATAGTCCCGAAAGCCATAGGACTAAGCCAAGTTACTACCCAGGCGTCCCCTTCTTCACTTAACCTGGTCAAGCAGTGCAGTTACTGGTTATAGCATCTTACCTCTATAACCCTACTCCATCGCCCTGTTACTTGACCCCAGATCCATTGAACAGTCTCATCGGCCGTATTAGTACAATGGATCAGAGCTCAAGTTTAATTTAACTTGACCCCAGATCCAACCAGAGAACTCGAGTGTAGCTTCTCTTTCGATAATGCTTTTGACACTCTGATTGGATCTAGAAAAGTTATATAAGACCTGATGGGATATTGTCAAGAATAAAATGCAAAAATGTATACAGCTCCGTACCAGCACACAGCTCCTGTGTATTCATTAGCTTGAGCAGCAGATATCAGTTGTAGTGTTAAAACGACAAACGGGAACTAACTCATTTTCGTAAACTAGCTTAGGGAAGTTGCTCTGCCAGGCAACCTTCCAGTGCTCCTACCGGTCCATTGCCAATGGTTCTTCCTAAACGAGGAACGAGAGTGCGAGAAACGACAAACGAGCGTCGGTCAGGAGACCCGTGCCATATCCAGCTCTGACAGGCTACCGGTGCCGTCCCTAATGCTGTCCGAGAAACGAGATTGTTCAACGAGGTAACGAGAACGAGAGCTCCTCTGTCCTGCCAGCTCCCTTATGGCATCCTGGAAGGAGGGCCAGTGTACGGGTTTCGAGAACGAGAAACGAGGCTTCAGTAAACGAGGATCCGAGAAAGCGGACACCGGTCTGTATAGTTCTATAGACCTCTGCAAGAGGGTCTCATTGCAGATAATAACTACACCACCATAACTAATATGTTTATTTATCCAACTTATCTGCCACTTAGATAGCTTCGGATACTTGACCTTATCTGATTTTAGTTCCATCCAAAAACCATTACCATTTATACAACCGTTTAAGTCAGGAATACCATTCATTGTGCTAGATTCTATGCGGGTAAAATGTATTTGATTACAATTTTTTTGAATCAGTTTAGATAGCTTAGACTCTCGCTTTTTTGTTGCCATATTAAAGTCAGTTTTTGATTTTTGTTTTACTCAAAATACATCCCAAAGGAAATATGTTTGTATCACTAAATACAGCTTCTTTCTCATCAAAAGTAGCAAATGAGGTCAGGGTCTTTTTCTTTTTATCTATTTTATAAATGTATCCTTGTGTAACCATAATGCAGCATTCAAGCTTATCCATCTCATCTTCATTCTTATGCCCCGCATCTCCAGTTATGTCGATCCATCTAATTTTATAAAAATAATATTTCTTTTTACCTACAACAGCGTTTTTAAACTTACTTTTTTTTCGTCGCTTTGACATTAACATCTCCTACGAATGTATTTATATTTGGATTGTGTATCTCGTTTAGAACTGTAACAAAAGATGACCAATTATTACTCTTGAGGTAATTCTTTTGTCTCTGGCTTAACTTCGATTGTTTTGGCGTTGAAACCATCGATTTTGCTGGATAGCTCTTTGAGTTTTTTCTCAAGCTCTGCACGTGACATACCCTCCAATCCTGACACTCTAACTTCTTTCTTATCAATATATAAACCAGCTAACTGACCTGATCTATACTCTGCATTAACAGCTGCTGAATATTGTTTGTTTTCTGCTGCTGAATCAGCAAATCTTTCAAGTCTTCTATATCTTCTAATTTTGTTTCTCTCAAATTTAGCTGATGCCTCTTCAAGTTTTTTATCTAAATATTTACATACGTGTGGATTGAGTTTTCTATTTGTTAATCGACTAGCTATAACTGAATAATCATTATCATTCTTACATTCATACTTTGCTTGTCTTAAAGCTTCTGATTTTGTGATCTCGCCCCAACTAGCAACTAAAATATCAATAAACATTTTTTGCTTAATTGTGAGATCTTTCTCAGTTCGAAGTGCTTTCTTTTTAAGACCAGACATTAGTTAGGTTTCTTACCAGATAATTCTTTTTGCATCATGGCTGACGCTTTTCTACTTAATCTTTTTCTATACCTACTTAGCTGTCTCATACCTTTAATCATTCTAGACTGAATTGCTCTTACGTCTCTTATACCTTGAATTAATCTCCTATCAGTAGGGCTTACTTTAGGGCCAAATTTTACCTTCCTTGATTTTTTTAATACATCATATCCTTCTTGAACTTTTTTATTCATTTCTTTACTAACAATAAAAGCTTTTGCTTCCTGCTTATCTATTTTTTTAAGAGCATTCTTAAAACTTTTTGAGGCAGGTATGTTTTTAGGCTTTGATGCTTTTGCATAAATATTGTTAATCTCTGTAATTCTATCGGCTATTTGCTTTCTAACAAAGGGTTGTTTCATAAAGAATTTTACAGCTCTACCACCAACTCCTTTAACAGCACCACCTAAGAAATATTTTCCTGTTTTCATAATTTTTTCCTATATAAATTAATCTCTATCGTCGTCTTCAATATCTTCACCATTATCTTCTTCAACTTCGACATCATCTTTGTTAGTTCTCATAATTTTTTATTATATAGATTTCTACAACCTATTTAAACCTGACCCTATTAAGAATTTTGCCCTTCCGTAAGACGTTGTGATGGGTCTAGACCCACCAGAGGGACACCTACAGACCCACCTTAAATTGACCTATAATTGTTGGTATACAACAATAATAGTAAATAGACCCATGAGACCCACCTGTTTAGCTGACCTAAGAGAAAGTGTTAATGACTCTGAAATATCTATATAATAGATTTTACATTGTTAAATTGTGTGGTATAAATATCACATAACTAAGGCCCTATTTCCCTAGGGTTTTTTACGTAAATTGTTATTTTTTAGTTATACCTTTCTACCCCCTGTTCGGTAGCCTGCACAGGGGGTTTTTTCTTCCGGTGTCCGGTATTCTGTGTTATAAGATACGTATGGGCAAACCTAGCGAAAACCTCCCTCAGAGTATTTCAAGGATTGCCCTTAAATCTAGGAGACCACCGTGAATGAACTTGATTATTTTAATTTAGGAACTTTAGTAATTATAGTTATTTTAATTTTTCTTCACTTCGCCTAACGAGGCTCATTGCCACCGCAAACATACCCAATAACCTGTTTACCCTTATATTCATGATAATAAAGATTACTAAATATTTTACGCTGTTTACGTTCATGGATTTTTACATTGAAATCATACCAAGAATGACAAGACATAAATATTTCAAAAGTATCTAATTTAATTTCACCAAAACTAGTTAAGTATAACAATGTTATCATTATAGGTTTCATCGCACATCACCTGTAGATATTCTAAAAAGAGTAATCCAAGGATTATACTCACGATCTGTAGGTTTCGCACAACCTACTAAAAGTACAATCACTATTAATAAACAAAATTTTCTCATTTTAAATCTAACTTTTTTTTAATCATGTCTATTCTCTTCTTCACAGATCTTCTTTCTTCCTTCGAATCAGCAGCTCTGTAGTTAGCATACTCATTTTTATACTCTATCCAATACCTTTGTACTTCTGTAAATACTATTATCTTTTCATCTAAACATTTTTTGTAACGGTTATGTACCATATCAGGTTCTAAACCTGCATAGTAGCAAATATCTTCAAAATCTTTACCCTTGTTTATAAACCACTCATGTGCATCTTTTTTATTATAGGCCTCATTTTTACCACCCATTGTATACAGACAATCTTCAAAAGCTTGAATAATTATAGCTTGATATAAACGGACATCACTTGGTTTTGGCTCTCGCACAAACTCAGTTGCAATATTAGTGCCCATGATTTTTAATAAGTATGGAGAGCATGTCATAGTAAAATAACCTTAAGTTATGAGAATTAATTTTATTCTCGGTCTCCTCATGAATATCCTCCATGAGTTTCATTTTAGCTATGCCGTCCATATTTTTTATTGATTTAAAATCAAGTAAGGGAAGTTCATCATCGAAGAACATTTGCATAGCCACCAGCATTGAAAAGACATGGATGTGGGAGCTGGTAGCTAAGCATTTTTAACTAGGGACAAACCACGAATTTTTGCTACTCGTTTACGTCCTTTTCTCCAGTTGTTCTCAACTTTATCTAAAAAGCTAAGGTTATTATCCCCCATACCATAATCATTTCCACAATATAATTGGAACATAACAGAGGTAATACTGTCGTAAGTTCTCTTGTCTGGGCTAATGATAACTAGCTTATCAAGAGCTTCATCAAGTACCAAGTCTAATGGTTTTACCGCTGCCATAACAATCTCCTATTAATTAATAAAAAATTGTGTTCGTTATTCTGTGATAATAAGAAGATTTGAAACCCCTTCTTTTCATAAGGTTGAGGAATACCCTATAAGCAATACATACTTATAGGGTTTATTTCAAGTATTATTTTTTTGATTTTGTAAGTGATTTGCCTTCTGCAAGCAGCTTAGCTTTGAATGATTCGGGAGATACCCCATTCTTCTTTGCTAATTTTTTTGCTTCGGAATCAACCAATTTGGCGATCATAGCACCAGGGCCTCTAAATCCTTGCTTGCCCATGGCCTTAACAATAGCGTAGGTGTCTACATCAATTGCTACTGATTTCCATTTATTGATATCCATGCTTTATACTCCTTTTTGTTTTTGCACTTTGTTTTATACAGTCTTTCAACTTCACATAAAAGTCCTTCTGTCATTGCTCTTGGATTAGCAGATCTTTGTATTTTTCTGTTAATCGCTGCAATACGTTTATCCTGCCAAGATTTATGCAATGATGGCATATAATAATAAACCGAATAATATTAATAATATCTTTGGACTAATTAATAAAATGGCTGTTAATATGGTTCTAGTTATCAAAGGTCCCATTATGCGTTCTCCATAAATTCAAGATTTCTTCGTTCTACCTCAATCTTTACAAGTTCTTTTGCAACAAACTCATTGATTGGATAGGTTGGTGATCCAAGTATATCTAATTGACAAGCAGTAATCTTTTTTACTGCATCATCAAAATACATAGATCCTTGTTCTACAGGATTACCATTAGCATCTAGTGTTACCATATCTTGTAGGATATTATCTACCTTAGATGCAAACTCTCTCCATTCAGGACAGTTAGATTTTAGTATTGTGTTTTTGATCATTGTACTTTTTCTCCTTTAAGTGATGCCTTATCTAATGTTTGTTGTATGAAATCCATAATCTTATGAAAATCAATACTAGCTTTATGATGTTCAAAATATTTTTGGGCATCAACCTTTAACCCATCAACATAGAAAACAATTTTTCCATCAGAACTTAACTCAACAAGTATTGCTTTTGTTTGAGCGTCTATTTCATGCACCATGTCATTATTGTCACTGACTAACTTTGGTTTATAGTTCATGTTATACTCCTTCTAGTTATATTTTTATTTAAACATTCTTTATAAAAAAAGCAAGAATAAAATGGGATAATAATGAAGTTTTTTTTGACAATAGCGGTGTGTTCTTTTTTAGATACTACCTGTACACCACCCATTACTTACCCTAATCAATTCAATTCCTGGAACGATTGCATGTATTATGCATATAAAGAATCTAGTGTAATATTGAAAAATCTAAATCAAGATGTGGTAGAAAAAAATAAATTAGCTACTAAATTTACCTGCGAAGAGGTTAAACTCCATGGGGTTGCACAAAATACAATATATGGTATATAGTGTCTTATGAAGCACTATTTTGTTCAGATACGATACAAAGGGAAGTATTTTAATGGGACACTAAGTGCTGAAAACGACGGCGAAGCTTTGAAACTAGCTGAAAGAAAAATGAAAGCCGGGGAGCTTCAATGTCAAGGTGAAGACTTCTACGATAAAACTAGAACCTTCATCACATATGAGGAGATAAAAAATGGCACTGCAGGAGTTGATATCAAAGAAACTTCAATTGGAGTCCAAGTGGGCAAACCAGGCGTTATCTCAGAAGAGAGTAACACCTGATATGAAGTGGATTGATATTGAAATTAAAAGTCTGAAAAAAAGAATCAATGAACAAAGCGTAATTGATGCTTCAGAAGGACTTTTTGACATTTATAGCTAATAAAGCTACAACAGAATTGTTTTATGACAATTAAGAACGCTATCCTTGACGCTCTAGAAAAAAAATACGACGCTGCCATAGCGGAAGCTGACGCCACAATAAAAATATATTTAGAAAATTCAGTAGGTATAGGTGAGCACCCTCAACATATCGAAGAAATAGATAAATTAATTGGTAAGATTTGCCACAACAAAGAAAAAAAAGAAGAGCTTAAAAATTTTGCAGACAATTCCTGATATAAAAACTATTATTAAAAAATTATTCTTAAAGCAGTTAGATAAGTATTATGCAATTATAGAGCATTGGTCATCTAAACTTAATTCTTGGTCTTGGAAAAAACGTTGGAAAAATCGTAAAGAAGGCACAGGTTACTTAAATTAAACCATCTCGTCTTAATTCTTCCGGTGGCCGTTGTGGACTACACATGGGGCAATCAACTCTAACTGCAGTTCCTTCACTTGTATCCTTGTACACATAAATTTCTCGCTTATCTTTACATCTCATACAAGATATATTTCTTTCATCCATGGGCACATATCTTTCTACTTTTTTACCTTTTTTTATTTTTTCAATTTCATCATAAAAATCTTTAGCGTCTTTATCAGTCATTATCATGTGTTTCTCCCCAACTTAAACCTTTTGCTACGTCAACTTTAAATGGTACTCTTAAATCTTCTATTGAGTTTTCCATTTCTTGTTTTATTTTCATTATATCATCATCATTATAAATACTAAAACATAATTCATCATGGATTTGTAACATAGGCATAAATCCTGCATTGTAACAATCTATCATAGCTTGTTTTGCTTGGTCAGCTGCTGATCCTTGTATAAGTCTATTTAATGCCTTGTAAGTAAAAGCACGTCTTATGTTATTACCATAATTAGCTTTAGCTTCATTATAATTCATAGCTTGATTCATACCAAAAGTCATAGGCTCCCATTTATCAAACCTACATTTTCTACCTTTAATAGTTCTTATAAAACCAAACTTACTAGCTGATTGTGTTACAGCTTCAGCTAATTTTTTTACAAAAGGAACTCTGCTATTGTATTGATTTAATAATATTTCAGCTTTGTCTTTTGAAATACCTAACTCTTTAGAAAGTTTATTTTTACCCATACCATAAAACAATCCTAAATTTATTGTCTTTGCTTGTGTCCTGGATATCTGTGCCATATCAGCTACAATTTGATGAAAGTCAGCTGATTCGTCTTGATAGGCTTGTATGAACTCATCAGATCCATCTAAGTTTTGTCCGATGGCCGATGAATAATGTGCTACTAATCTTGGTTCTTGTTGTGAATAATCAAATGAACCCCATTGTTTACCTTCCTCAGGTAAAAACAAAGAACGAATCTTGTCACCAAATTCTTTATTACGTGCTGGTATTTGTTGTAAATTAGGATTAGCATAAGATAATCTTCCTGATACAGTACCTCCTTGATCTGATCTTAGTTGATTTATCTCTGCGTGTATTCTTCCTTTATGAACGTATCTTTGTATTGAATCTATAAATGTTGAATGAAACTTATTTATTTCTCTAGCTTCTTTAACTAATTTTGCTATAGGATGCTCACAATTTGCTAACCAATTTGTTGTAAAAGATGGCTCTCCTGATTTCGGTGTCCGTGGATAATCAACTCCTATTCTGTCAAATATTTTAGCTACACTTCTTGCAGCCCATATATCTACATTTAAACTAGTTTCTTTTTTTATTTTAGATAATAACAATGACTCTTTTTGCTTAAATTCTTTTTTTAACAATACAGCCTTATCTTCATCGACTCTAATTCCAGTGGCCCTCATTTTATGTAAGATAGGTAACAATTGCATTTCCATATCCCAAACATCATTTAAAGATTGTTGTTGTATTTCAGCCTTAAATCTTTGCCAAAGTCTTAATGTTAAGCCAGCATCTTGTTCTGCGTAAAAACCTACGTAACCAGCTGGCATTTTCCATAAATCCTGTTTAGCGTCTATGCCCCACTCTTTAGCTTTTTCATTTAAGAATGTTTCGTTTTTTATTTCACCTAAATAATCTTTAGCACATGCATTAAGTGAGAAACTCCATCTATTCTCATCAATCAATGCTGCTGCAATCATAGTATCTACAATAGGTCCGTTAACCTCAAAATTATTAAATTTTAACCAACCTAAATCATAGGCAGCATTATGAAATATTTTTGTGCTAGGTTGTTTTAATAAATCTTGCATCCAGGCAACCGTAATGTCCAAATCCATGTTACCACCGGCGTCGTGTGCTATTGGAAAATAATATTGTTTACCAAGTGCAGCCACGGCAAAACCTACGATGTGACCTTTGCCATAAGCCCAACCAGCACCATATTTTTTAAGATCAGGATCTTTTGTTTCTAAGTCTATAGCTATTTCATCGGCAGCTCTTAAATCAGGATACTCTGAAGGACATACCCAATCAGAATCATTATAAATAAAATTTAATTGATGACTCATGGCTTCTCGTTATCCCACAAAGCTAATAAAAGACAAACGCAAAAAAATACAAATAATATTATACCCAAAGATAAAGAAATCATTTCTTTACCTCATACTTTGTAAAATTAACTACAGCATTTTCCGCTTCATGTTGTGGTAAATTACGATTTACAAAAATATAATCAATGTACAAACATCTAACATTAAATAATATTTGAGCTATATCGAATGGATAAAAACCAATGGCTTTTAAATTACCTAATAAATGATACATACTAGGAGATCCAATGTTGTATTCAAAAACAGGAACTTCAACTTGTAGCCATTTAGCTTTTTGAAAAGTAAGCATACCACCTTTAATTACTTCAACCTCTGCTCCTTGCACATCAAGTTTTATCAAATCAAACTCTTCATCACCTACGATTGTTTCTAATAATTCGGTTTTAACAGTAGTTTTATTGAAAGGCACATTAGATTTTTCTTTGTAGAAACCATTACCAGTCTGTTGAAAGGGATCTTGACTAACATAAAAGTCTTTTTCAGTTACTTTATCACTCAAATAAACATTGTGAACTTTACCTAAACTTTTTAATCTTTCGTTATGTAATTTATTTGGTTCTATTAATGTGAACTTTGCATCAGGATTAAATTTTTTTACATGACCTGACCAATCGCCTGCAGCAGCTCCAATGTCTAATACATTTTTAAACTTAATATTGAAACGCTTTTGTGCACGTTCAAAAAAAATTGCATCAATCTTTGCCATAATCTCTATCTATTATCATATCTATACAATGTTTAGCTTTTAACAAATCTTTCTTACCACCCTTCAATTTGTGTCTTGAAATATATTTTATAGCTTCTCCTTCTGGCCAGGGTAACTTATTCTTTATTGAGTATTGTGCCGGCTGTATGGCAAAGGATTGATAGTGTGTTCCACCTTCTTGTTTTTTAAAAACCGACATAATTACTTTTATACAATTTATAATATTTACTCAACGGAAAATTATACTTATGAAATGTACCTAATAAATGCAGGGTATTAATTGCTCTGGTCACCCCTGTGTACCAAACTCTTAACTCTTGTATTTTATTTAATAATGATTTTCTTTCATAGTGTGATGGAAAGTTACATTTAGAGGATAATATTACATTATCTGCTTCCCCACCTTTTACTTGGTGAATAGTGTCAATCAAGATAGGAGCTCTCTCATCTAAATTTACCTCTGATTCGATTAATTTCATGAAGTATCTTTTTTCCGAGTCCTTAAACTTTCTTTTAAATGCTTCTTGCCAAGTACCCTTTTCTTCAACCATACCACCACGCATGTGTAACTCATCATAATTAAAAAGTTGATTCGGGTGAGCAAAGCTCCACTTTTTGCTGTCCGCTGACCGGTAGCCATGATCTATATTTAAAAGATAATTATACATGATGCACGCATCTTCTCTGGTAATTGCACCACCATTACAAATCTTCTCCCAATCTTGTATGGCCTTCCATTGATTCATATCATAAGATTTATTTCCCTTCATGTCCTGAAAGTATAAACCCATACCTTTTGCTTCTTCTTGTAATTCTTTCTTAACGTCATTTATTCTAGCTAGCACCATCCAGTTACCATTGTTTTTAAAAGGTACTTTACGTAGTGAGCTCCATCTATATATCTCTCCGTCCTTATCGTTAGATTCAAATTCTTTTTCTACTCTATGACCTTCCATTCCATTTAATAAACATTTAGCAAAGAAGTGTACTTTTTTATTTAATCTTCTTGATTTATTTAATATTTTAGATTTACCTGGAAATGTTTGAAAGTAAGATACATCTGCACCATTCCACTCATAGATTGCTTGATCATCATCACCAGCAAGATAAACTTTGTCTGCATTCAAAGCTAATTTAACAACCATGTCCCACTGCAGAGGAGTAAGGTCTTGTGCTTCATCAACCATTAACACTTTAAAATTTATAGCTAATCCAGATGTAATAAACTTCTGAACCATATCGGTAAAATCTAAACGATCGTTTTTAAATTGACCTGGTTCTACCTCAAAAGTTTTATATCTTTCATAATTATGTATGATGGATTTAAATTGTTGTAACCTTACTTTCTTCCTAGGTTCTTTCTTATATAAAGATATAGGATCTATCTTCATGTTTCTTGCTTTGTCGTAAATTTGTAATGACCAATTGTTGTATACGTTTTGATCATCCCAGTTGGGCTTATAATTAATTTTGATAGTGCCATACTCTGTATGAAACTGCAGCATATCAACTCTTGGATCTAACACAGGTATCTCTGCAAATTGTTGTCTCGCTAAACTATGAAGTGTTCTAAAATATTTAAAATCATCCTCATCATAACCTTTAAATTCTTTCCTTACTCTGTCCAAACATTCTTGCACAGCTTTGTTTGTAAACGAGATATAACAAATCTCATCGGGTAAAACTCCCCGTCTTAAAAATCTCTTGGCTCTTTGTAACAATCTATGAGTCTTTCCGGTGCCCGGTGGCCCGTAAAACTTAATTGTCTTCCCATGGAGTTTTCTTTTTATTGAATTTGACATTTTTGTTTTTATGCTCTGTTTGTTTTGGTAACGTTGAGACCCAATGCCTCGTATTGTTACCTTGGAATTTTTTACTTTGGCCACAATCGTTTTCCTTCAAATACATAGTACAATCTTTTTCAGACCAATTATAGCCTTGTTTTTTCATAAACTGTCTAAACGTATCTAATTTAAATCTCATTTCCGTATCATCGTGCCATATATTCTCATGATCTATCTGATCAAATTCATCAGCTACGTTAGTATCTTCTAAAAATTTAACCATTCTTATATTAAATATCTCTTCACGTTCATCTTCACGATCAACGTCTTCCATATCTTTTTTATTTGTTATTAAATCTTCTAGCCAATCTCTGTATGGGTCAGGATCTCTTTTACTAGGTTTTAAAGGTCTCCAAATAATATCGTGTGCTAATAACTTCTCGCCTAAAAGCATCTGTTGGTATAATTGTTTTGTTTCTAATCGAACCATCTTACCTTGTATAGGTAACAACCAGTAAGGATCTGGATACGTATTTACTTTAATTAACTTACCAACTTCAGGCATAGCTTCATTAATACCAATTCCAAATTTTCTTTTGGCACATTGTCTAGATCCATTACAAAAAGACCTAGCAATAGATGTCCCACACTTGTAACTATAATCGTGTTTTCCAACTTGCTCCATAACTTTATTCAATTCTTTAGGATTTAATGGTGGCACACAGATTTTTTTATTAAGATCTCGTATCATCTCTTCATAATAATCCTTATCAGGATTTATTTTCTTAGCTAATATGCCTACATTAAACATAGCATCATTACGACCCTCACCCTCTTGCACTTGATTCTTTACAAATTTATTTACGCAGTTTGGCCAGTGTTTATTTTCATCATCATTAGATGTTTTTAAATCGTAAAAATGTTCTTTCGTAATTACAAATTTTTTTGCATAGGCTAGATAATCTACATATTTTAAACTGTTTCCATCATCATCCATAGCACAACGTGTAGGAAATTTTGCATTTTGATATGGTAAGTTAACAAATTGCCCTAACTGTTTTTTTTCCCAATCAGGATCTGATAAATCTACTTTGTCTTGTGCTGGAAATATGTCAGTTGTTTTATCATTGACACCAAGATCTGATGCAATCATAATTAATTTTTTTCTCATGTCCTTAGCTGGAACTTTATGTGACAGATGTAAGATTAAATGTAATCCATTTGATTTAGATCTGTAGGGTATAAACGGATACTTTCGTTGCCTAATTAATTTAATAAACTGTTTGTGATTAATATTATACCTATCAACATCAATGACTCCCCAACTACAAGTGCTGTCATCACGTATTGGAATAATCCCAGTATAACTTTTACCCTCCAGATGATCCAACCACTCTTTGTCTGTAATATTAGTTTTTTCTGTCCAATGTTTATATTCTTCTTTACCCCTTGAGTTTTTCTGTCCCAAAGGTTTGGACTTACCATAATAACTATCAGTTCCCTGGAACAGCTTTTTAAACTGTTCCAAGGTTTCTACAAACTCCATAATTAAAATGGTGTTTTAACTGCTGTTTCTTCTTGACCGTGTTTAACTTTGACAGTGCCACCCATGACAGATTGTCTAAACTTAGCTGCTCTTTCAACTAAACTTTGACTTTCGCATGTACCTTCTGAAGTTATTTCCCAGCCATACCATGAACCTAAATTATTTTTCTCTAGAACAGTTTTAAGCCTGTACAATTGAGTGAATGGTGCAGGTCTAAAAAAACCTTTTCCATCTTTTTTAGGTACCTGCATTAAATTCATCATCGAATTCCACTTCTTAGATTTTTTTCTTTGAGTAGACTTCATAGTAATTAATGCTTCTGATGCCATAGCATCTTCGCAAATCACAACATAGTGAGATGCAGTTTCTTCAATATAGTGACCGTTAGCCAATCTATCTTTACCATCATCTCCTCTTGTTGTTTTACTCATAATATCACTATCAGCTGCATATACATTTCTTGGTGCAGTGCTGCCCTCTTGGCCTCTATCTGCCCACTCAATGTATTCAAACTTATAGAATGCAGGTATAACTAAGATACCTTTAACGCCATCATACAATTTATCTGTAACTGTATTAATTATCATTCCTGGTCTTGCTTGTGCCATAAACTTTTGATCACCTTGTGTTACTTGTGGTGAAAGTTGTGACAATATTTTTAGAAACGGTAATTGTAGACTTTTACTATCAATGTTATCGAAACCTTGATCCGCAAATTTTTCAATGTCCACTGTTGCCAAAGCGTTGTTCGGTTTTACCGTGATTTTGTTCTTTATCGACATATTACTCCTTCGTTGTTAGTTTTGCTTTATTAGCGATATAGACACCAAATAAATCAAACGGGAGCTCTTTACCTTTTTCTACTTGCTCTCTTACAAAAGCTTTTAACGTCATTGGCTCAACCT